TGCGCCTACATCAATATTCTCTACGATCTCTTTCATATCCATGTAGTCTTTATAAAACTCAAAGCCGCCCCACAATCCTCCTCCGAGTGTAGAGAGTGCGGTAAGAACGACCATCATTTTGCCGCCTTTAAAAGTCATTCCTGCAAATTCAATTTCCGCCATCATCATTCTCAAATTGAAGCGACCGGAGATTCTCCAGCTCTTGCTTCAGTCTTTGCACTTCAAGTCGCTCTCTTTCAAGTGCAAGTTGGTACAGTGTATTACAATTTATACGTTCTTCTGGCCCGTCAAGAGGTATAGTAATACGGGCATAAACCCCTACATTTCTGTTATAGTCGTTAAACGATTGTTGACCAACAATATCATAGCCTGGCTGATCTAGTAATCCGACTACGCCAAATTCCACATTTGTAGAGGAACCTATTGCATTGGAGCAATCTTTATCTCCAATACGAAATCTATCTGATTGATAACTAGAAGGTGATTGGGGGAGGGCAAGATTTACAGACTGAGCCTTTGCCTCTCTAGCATACATAGATACTAAAAAGACAAAAACCCATCCTATTATAAATACACCCGACCAAAACCATCTAGCATCTTTTATCATTTAATTTTTGAACATACCTTAGATGCTACTAATGATTTTTGTACCGCACCTCTTTTCAGCTTTGACTGAGTGCAGATATAAGTAGCTTCATCTTTATCTTGGTCCCTTATAAAAACCTCTATGTGAGCTCTACCGAGATAATCAACTTTTTTCAAGTCTCCCCCTGTTGCAATAAAACTTACTGGTTGCATATCCGCATCAAAGACTTCTACTTTAAAAAATCTAACGTCTTGACGAGCATTCCAAAGTACAACGTGAGTGCTCAGTACTCCAGGAATGTAACTCGGAGTAAGTTTTGGATATGTAGGCGTAAGCTCGTGGGCCATCGCTGACCCACTTACAAACAGTAGTGCAAGTAGACGTTTCACTAGAGTGGAATACACTCTGCCAAGATAACTGCTGTATAGTTACCTGCTGGCAAAGACTTTGCAAAACCATAGTCTGCTGACGATGAAATCTTGAACCAAGTACTTCCGGCAACGCTCATGTTGTACTCGTGAGTGTTGTTGTAAGTTACTTTGTTTGCATCATAATCAGACATAAGTGTATCTGAAACTTCTGATACATTTACATCTCCTGTCCAGTTTACTACGTCAGTCAATGATGGCGCAGATGAAAACTCAGTTGGAAATGAGATTACAGCTTTATAGAAGTCTGCTGCAATTACGTCATATCGAATAACTGGCTCAACACCGCCGTTCTGTGGATCAGTAGTAAGTAAATTAGGGCTTGGGTTACCGAAGACACCTACGGTGTCCGTCATAACGATACATTTAGAATCTACAGTACCGTTAATCTCTGTCTGTGCCAGTGCCCCTGTGGCCGCTAACGAAGCCACCGCTGTTGCTAGTATCTTTTTCATTAGTCTCTCCCCCTTACAAAAATAGTAAGGCTATGATAAAGCCTACGTTGAGTCCAAGAGAACATACTAAAAGCATATCCTGCTTAAACGAGTAGGGTATCATTTCTATAAATTTATCTTTCATATTGAAGGTCTATCATCTTCTTATGAAGAAGCTCTTGGGCATAATTAGCCCTGCGTCCTTGCATATTATCTTGAATCTCGCCGCCGTTTAGCTTTATAGTTTCAAGATATTCTCCCCCATCCAGGAGGTCGTAATAATTTGTCGGAAGCACTTTGTATAATTCTGCAAGTTTTGCAAGCTCCAGTGCTTCGTCGGCTAGCTTTGGATTTGTACCGTCCCCCAACACTTTTTCTATCGCACTATCAATAGTACTTTCGCGTTGTCGTCGCCTACGGTCTTCCTCTTCTTGTTCTTGGTCTATTTTAGCTTGTTGTTGCATCTGTTGCATAACAAACTCATCGTTTAGTGGGTCAACGAAAGGTATTTCTGGTACTTCTACTTCTTTTTCGTATCCTGGACAGCTAGAGTCTGATTGAGGGTCCGAACAAGTATCATACTTATAAGTATAAATTACGTTGGCGTCTACAACTTCACCCTGTCCTGTCCAAGTAATTGAACCATCACCCCAGAAGTCTGAAGTGATGTTTGGTAATATAAATTTACGTCTTATCGTATTTCCGGGCTGACCTGTCCAGTTATCTGCAAACTGAAAAATATAACCATCGCCTTGTGCATTTTCATTCTGCACGTACACAACCATCTCATCCTCTGCGTTTTTAATAGTAGTATACTGATAAACAAGACCATTCACTTCCAAGCCTGTGTATGCTGGAAGAACATTTGTCATAACCCAGTTAAGACCAGTAGCTGTACTGGTTCCGTATACTATTTCAGAGTGCGATGAGGAGGAGTAACAAAGCGCCAACCCCACCAGCACCGATAGCTGTTTTCTCATTCTTTGTCAGCTCCCGATCTTGCTTCTGGATTTCTTCAGGGCTAGAGAGTTCTGCACTCTCCCAAGCAGCTTTGGCTTCAGCCCCTACAAGTCCATCCTTGGGGCAAGGGGTCCCCGCATTCATCATTGCATCAAAGACTCTCTGATCTTGACACATTACTGATACTGCGGCAACTTTCATTCCCATATCGTAGAGTGTCTTAGCGTTCTTTAGCATCTCACAGTTATCATCTGTAATCTGCGTACCAGTAGATACGCCAAGTATTTGAGTTTGTACTGCACCTGCGACACCGAAGGTACACAGGTCAGAATTAGAAGTATTTATGGTAGGGCTTATAGCCGAAGGAGGTGGAGACTTTAGTGTAGTAGTCGTATCAGAAGTTACAGTAGATTCAGTAACAATCGGTTCTTCTTGAGCATAAGAAGTTATGGCCGTGGCAAGAAGCAGCAGAGCAATTCCCAGTTTTCTACACATTTTTATTCCTGTTGTTGATCTTCTAGAGCTTCTTCATTTTGCTCTAGCCAATCTTCCGAGTCAGTACCTATGTCGCTTTGCGTAGCTTCACGATAGTAGATAATGATTTCTTTTTGTTGACGAATATACCTGCGTAGTTCCTGTAAATTATAGGCCATATTCTCATAGTCTTGTGGAGTAAGACCAAAAAGTACATAAGTCCCGTCTTGCATTTTCTCTAATTTTGCTACCTGTTCTTCAAAGTTTCTCTCTGTAATTACAAAGAACTCTACATCTTGTAGATCAATCGCTTTGGGAAGAGGTGGCTGATAAATCTCTAAAGTTTTAAACTCTGTTACTGTTTTAATAATTGGTTCTGGGGCTGGAAGAGGCTGGGGTAGCAGCGAACATCCTCCTAGCGTAAGTAATAGTACACTACTGAGAATCCGCATTTTCTACCTCCTGACTTGCTTCCTCGATAGCACGAAATACTTCTTTCGTACCATTATTAATTCTTGGTTCTATAAGTCCTGGCTTGGCTCTAGCTAACTTAGTAAGATTGTGACGCTTAAAGATAGATAAGTAGTCATCCATTTCTGCCTGTAATGAGTCGTTTCTTTCAGTAAGAGCACCAACCATTTCTAGCTGTTTAGTAAGATTTTGCTCTACTCGCTCTCGGGAAGCTTTTTCAGTCTCGTAAGCAGTCTCTAGTCTTACCACATTATTACGCAGTGTGACTGCATTTGCTTCGAGCTGTGCTATCGTAGCATCTTTTTTAGCTACAGTAGTGGTGTGGTAAGCATACGCTCCACCAGCAACTACAAGCAACAACGGCAGCATTTTAAACATATCAAACATTATTTTACCTTTTTAATCTGGAAGTTAAACGCTTCTTGCGTTCGTAACTCAAAAGGCTCTCCAGATGTAAGCCTGCCTTTTAAGTGTCTAGGCTCGCATTTATCTAGCCATTTAAATTGATATTCTGTTTTCTTTTGTGGGTCTATCCATATTGTGACTACCCACTCATTAAAGAAAAGATTAACAATCCAGCGTACCGGCCAAGAGACAATTTTCAATAAAATTTTCCCAACGCTTTTCAATTTGTTCGCGCTCTTTGTAAGTAGCATATAAAGCTTCCCTCTGACTATCTGGTACTGAGTGGTATTCTTGCCACTCTTCTGGTGTCATAAATTTCTTTTTTGGGTAAGATAACCCTAGTTCAAATGTGTAATAGAGCTGGCCCGTAACTAAGTCTTCAGTAGACTCCAGGTTAGGGGCCATTGCAACACACCCGCTCAAAAGTAGTAGGGGTGTTATTTTTTGCCAGACCACGCTTGAGCACCGAAGAATGCTGCAACGATACCAGCCACTGACACAAAGTATACTGATGCCATTGACCCGAGTATTTCTGCTGCTTGATGTAGTCCCATAACTTCTGTGGTCATAACTGTAGCAGGATAAAGTAGCATACCAGCTAAAGCAAACCACGTCATCTTGCGTTGAGCATCTCGCATTGCATCTTGATCTTCAAGTTCTTTACGCTTGAACTCAAGATACATTTTATGCTCTTCGTCGCTAACCCTACCGTCTCCGTTAGAGTCTGCTGGATGATACTTCTGTTCTTCGCTCACTACCACTTCACCTTATCGGCCCAATAAGCTGCGCTCATTTTGCCCTTTGCGATATTACGACGATGACGAGCTTTAAATGATGCTCGTTTTTTCTTCATACGGTCGCTTTCGCCCGCTTTCGGTTTCCCCGCAGTCTTTGCACCTTGCTGACCGAAACGAATAGTCTTTACCTTGCCGCCAACTTTAGCCACAACAATATGTGACTTTTTAGGGTGTTTTGGAGTACGCTTCGGCTTGTTATAGCCAGACACTTTAGCTCGGGCCAAGCGAGGATCTTTTTTACGTCTAACCGCTTTTCTTTTTCTTGGCACGTTTCTTAGTTCCTAATCGTTGCCTCTCTGCTAACAGAGTTTTTGGCACCCGCTTGCCCTGTTTATAGAGCCTTGCAATACGCTTCAGTACAGAAGCAAGTTTAGCTCGACGGGAGCCAGCAGTACCGCTAAGATACTTCTTATTGACTCCCGTCTTCTTGTCTTTAGTAGCGCGTCTTCTTTTTCTTGCCATTTTTACGCTTCTTCTTTTTAGCTTTGTGCATACCGTGCTTCATTTAAGGTCTCCGCCGCCGTTTCCGTCGCCGTTGCCTCCAGCACCATTACTTCTACGGTCATGGCGACCTTTCCACCACCATAGGCCTCCGCCTAGTACAACTAAAAATACAATCCATTCCATATTTATTTCCTTTTTGTTCTAAGATCCGTATCGTGTTTCTTAGATCCTCGGATAAACGAGTTCACACGTGCGTGTGCCCAGCGTGACATTGTCATACCGGGTCGTGATCCGCTTGATAAAAACGCACCTTGTCCACGTCTGTAGACTTTCTTTAGGGTGCTTAATGATTTTCCGCTCTTCTTAGCCTTTGCTCTCAAAGACTTAACTACTGCTGCGGATAATGGCTTGGCTTTGCGACGTGGCGTAGCCTTCTTTTTGGTAGGAAATCTCCGTCTTTTGGCAGGAGACTTACGAGTTGATTTTCTTTTGCGAACTGCCATAGGTTTCTCCTATAGCTTTGCCCACGTAGGGGCGAAAGTAGGGCCGGGGGCGCAATGCTTTAAGGCTGTGGATGCCACCCCCGAGGGAACGGTTGAAGGGCTCGCGCGGCTAAATGCAAGTCTTACTCTTCTGATACACCGTTCTTAAAATGGCAAGTTGCTTGCCATGCGCACAGTTGGCGCACTATGGAACTATTATATGACACCTAGGACGAAAAGTCAAGAAATTTTTTTCACCGGGTCTCACGAAAAGTGTGACGAAGTTCTCAAAATTCATCATCGAAATATTCTTCGTCACGATTTATTTCTTCAGCAATAGCTTGAAGCACAAGTTCATAGGCTTGCTCGTAACTAATATCAAAGCGAATCATTGCTTCCCTTGTAATTTCTTCTTCGGGTTCTCCCCACATTGCGAGGACTACGCTTTCAATATCGTGCTCTAAACTTAACATCATACTATCTTCTCATTCTAGCAATATCTTTCATATGCTCTTCGTCCACTATTGGGACGGCGTTACTTTTGTGCATGGTTCCGATACCTTTAACAAAGGTTCCAGTGTATTGTGGCGAGTCCACTCGAGCGGCAACTCCAACTGTGTCGGGCGCACTTCTGTACTGTACTGATTCTCGTCGATAAGGTTCTGGAGCGTTTGATCGAACTCCCTTGAAAGTTTGTCGAGTGCATCGAGTAGTCTTTTTCTTTCTGCCGCTTGTTGTGTGATTGATTGATCCATTTATTATCACCGTCCTTGGCCTCGGTACTTTTTATAAGACCGACGCTTGTTTTTATTCATAGATGCTGTTTTGACCATAGAGTTCTTGCCACTCTGTGAGGTCTTCTTAATTTTTGGTACGTGAATTGCTTTTCCAAATACTGATCTTTTAGCCATCTTCTTCCATCTCCAGTAATAGGTTAATATAATGTTTTGCTTTGTGAAGGTCTTGTACACCCCCTTTGTCCCTCCATCGAGAAACGTACTTGATGACGTTACCTTCGATGTAAGGAATATTGTTTCTATGAATAAACTCTACTGGCTGAATAACAAACTCCAAGTAGTGGTTACCGCCAGCTTGCTCGTCAAATGCACTCATAGGTCGCCTTCTGCTCTGTTCTCGCTACGGAAGACTTCAAAGCCATTCGGGTAGCGTGCTTCTAGCTTTTCAATGTTTTCAAACATAATTTCGTCCAAGTTGTAGCCAAGTGCAGTAGCTGCATTTGCCAAATACCAAAGAATGTCTCCGAGTTCACGTTTCATATGGTATCGTTCTTTACGATTGAACTCCTTACCTTGAAAGACACACTTTTTTACAATCTCTGAGAACTCTCCGTTCTCGCTTGACATACCAATTGCTGCAGTAAGCAACAGAGGTATATTTACCATCTCGTGTAGCTCTGCTGTAACTTCTGCAAACTCACCAATAGCCTTTGATGGTTCACTAGTTACGCTGTACACGAAACTTTGATAATCATTTAATTCTGACATTTGTTACTCCTCTCATTTACAGGAACTATTATAATAGATGTGGGTTAAGAAGTCAAGAACTTTTTTGCGGTTGAACCTACGCAAAAATAATTCTTGACGTCGTTAGGTGGTCGATGATATAATATTCTCTGTGAGTCGAGCTGGATTTTCCACAGATTCACATTCAACCCGTTAACTATAACGCTTCCGAAAGGGGCAATCAATCTTACTGAAAAGGAGAAAGATATGACATCTAAACTAGATTTGGAGAAGTTCTTTGTGGGCTTCGATAATTTTTATAACCATCCATTAATGCACCAGAAACTAGACTATCCTCGCTACAATATTGGTAAAGTAGTCGAAGGATACTCACTTATGCTAGCACTGCCTGGCTGGACCACAGAGGCTATTAGCGTCCAACTTCACAATGGTGAGCTCACCGTGAAAGGAGTCAAGCAAGACTCAGAAACAGACATTGAGTGGTTGCATAAAGGTATTTCTGGAAAAGCATTTGAGAAAGTTTTCAAAGTAGATACTGCATTAGAAGTAACGAAAGCAAGACTTGAACATGGAATGCTTCATATTAGTTTGGAGTATACGCCCTCTAGCAAGCCTGTGACTATTCCTGTGGAGTAGTTAAGAGGATCTAAAATGAAAGATTTTCGCTGGCAAATTCTAGTAACTTTTATGTTACTAGCTACTGCTGTTTATTCAGCAGATGCGAAAGAGGTCGAAGAGGTAAAAGTAGTTGGAACGTACTTTGAGAAGCTTGGTGAAGGTGTGAGTGAGTATTATCTTCGCGCCGGGCTTACTAATGTATTTTTAAAGCACGAGTACAACCCTGAGAAGGACGAATGGGAATACGTTCGTCCTGGCCGTAATCGACGAGAAAAGAAAGATAAAGATAAGCAGTAATGCAAGTGCGGGGGGCAACCCCCGCTTTTTAAGGAATAATAATGAACAGAGAAGCAGTATTTGAAACATTAAAAGTTGACGAAGGAGTTGTCTATGAAATCTACAACGACCACCTTGGATATGCGACGTTCGGAGTCGGGCACTTGGTACTTGAGTCAGACCCTGAGTTTGGACAGCCCCTCGGAACACCGGTTTCTGAAGAGAGGGTTCGTGAATGCTTTGAACGCGATCTCGATACAGCAATCAACGAATGCTCTATATTATACAAGGACAGCTGGGAAGGTTTTCCCGACGAGGTCCAGCAGATATTGGTCAACATGATGTTTAATATGGGCCGTACTCGTCTTAGTAAGTTTAAAAACTTCAAAGTTGCGCTAGAAGACCACTCTTGGGCTCGCGCAGCAGTAGAAGGCCGGGATAGTTTATGGCATCGCCAAGTAACTAACCGAGCAGAAAGATTAATGGTGCGTTTGGAAGCAGTTTAATGATAATACCCCCTTATTACAAAGGAGCGCACGCTATAGTAGCCGCTCCAGGCCCTTCTTTAACAGAAGAAGTAGTAGAGCAACTAAGGGCTGTAAAAGACAGATACGCTATAATCGGAGTAGGGGATGCGTACCGTAGAATAGATTTTTTAGATGAGCTATATGCTTGCGATGCTAAATGGTGGAAAGTACACGGCCCAAGGATTCACGAATTAAAACCCACTTTTAGGTCTTGGTGCTACGATGAAGAAGGCATAAAATGGGGAGCAATAAAGGTAGAGGGAAGAACTGGAGCAGGGTTTTCTACCGATAATAGTAAAATACATTTTGGTTCTAATTCAGGTTATCAGACTTTAAACTTATGCTACCACTGGGGCTTTTCGAAAATTCTATTAGTAGGTTTTAATATGAGGCAGGTTGGGGGTAAGACACACTTCTTTGAAGGTAGAGACGCTTCTTTATCCACCCTCAGCCCTTATAATAAGTTTGTACAAGCTTTTAACAGTATTCAAAAAGATATAGCTGCTAAAATAGTTAATTGCACACCAGATTCCGCCCTTACAGTTTTTGATAAAAGCGATTTAGAAAAAGAGTTAAATTTATGATTGATATAGTATGCTTTAAATGGGGCGACAAGTATAGTTCTGAATACGTTAATAAACTATATAATGCAGTAAAAAGAAATGTTACTGTCCCCCATAATTTTATTTGTTACACAGAAGACCCTACAGGAGTTGAGTGCGAGACAAGAGAATTTCTTGTAGACTTGCCCTACTGGTGGTACATTATAGGTCTTACAAATCCTCAACACAACCATTCTGAAAAAACAATTTATATGGATCTTGATACCATCATAACAGGAAATATAGATCATATAGTCTCCCTAGACGTTCCGTTTGCAACAATTAGTGATTTTTTCTCCCCTAAAGGCTTACAGACCGCTTATATAATGTGGAATAAAGAAGTCGGCAGTAAGATATGGGACTTTTTTAATTCAAAATACTCCTCTAATGAATATGATACTCTAGGTTGCTGGGGAACTGGAGGCACCAATCAGTTTTTAGAAGAGTGTTTTGGTATCGTAAGATTGAATAAAAATAAAAAAGCGGGCATATCTGAAGTAGAGGTCAACCGACTACAGAACCACTTCCCTTCCCAGTGTGTAAGCTATAAAGCTCAAATAGTAAAAAATAGATGGCAAGTTCTTCCTGATGATGTAAGGATGGTGTTTTTTCACGGAAATCCTCCTCCTCACGAAGTAAGAGACTTAATCTGGATGAAAGATAATTGGATATGAAAATTGTAACAAGTGCTACACCAGAATTTTTACCCGGAGTAACAGCTCTCAGAAATAGTATAGAAGCTAACTTTCCAGAAGGAGAGTTGCACTGCTTCTTTTATAGTAAAGGTCAGACAGACTTCGAACTTCCAGAAAGAGTGAGTTATATACACGAAGCCCCGCATTATGGCGTTCTTACAGATAACGGTAAGACTTTTAGACATGGACTTCCTCTAGGCCCTGATATGTACGCAAGAATACTTATACCTAAATATTTTACTGGTAGAGTATTTTATGTGGATGCGGATTGCTTAGTATTAAACAGCCTAAAAGAAGCGTGGGAATTAGATATGGGAAACCACTATAGTGCTTGCGTATATAGACCCGATATAGGGTGGCATGGAGGAAACCGTCATGATGATATGGCTAGTGGAACTTTTTTATGTGATTGCGAAAAGTGGAACGAAAAGGACTTAACTAAAGAGATGTATGTAGTTATGGACTTACACAATAAGCGTCAGTTAAGTGGAAGAAAGTTTGGCTTGAATGTAGAAAGTGTTTTAAGTTACGTTCACGATGGAAATTTCTACCATTTAGACCCCGGATATCAAAACCTTACCTACTATAATAGCTTAATACAGTCCGATAAGATAGCACACTTCGCAGGCCCTAAGCCTTGGTTGATAGAAAAACATGACCTTAAAGCACATAAAGCAAACTACCACGACTTGTGGGATGCCTATTATTCAAACGATATTGTAACAGCAAAACAAATTCAAAATAACCTACCTTCTATCAGAAAAAGAAATCAATTTGATAGAAACAGCAAGTATTAAAAAGGAGATAAAGAATGAAAATTTTAATAACTGGAGGAGCAGGCTTTATTGGTCGCTACACAGTAGAGGAATGTTTGGCAAGAGGGCACGAGCCTTTTATTTTTGATCATTATGATCGTAAAGAAGACTACCCCTGCCCCGTTATACTCGGAGATGTTCGGGATGATGCTGCAGTTACCGAAGCTATGGCTCACGCAGACGCTTGGATACACCTAGCTGCTGTACTAGGAACCCAAGAAACCGTATTCAATCCGCGCCCCGCTGCTCAATCTAACCTTATGGGTGGATTGAATATGCTAGAGGCAGCGGCACAGTATAACTTGCCGGGTACCTATATTGGTGTCGGCAACTACTGGATGAACAATACGTACTCTATTACTAAAACAATGATTGAACGATTCATTGATATGTATAATCGTGATCGAGACACTCGTGTTAACATTGTAAGAGCAATGAATGCATACGGACCTCGCCAGAGACCCGTTGCTCCTTGGGGCTGTAGTAAAGTTCGTAAAATTACTCCTTCCTTCGCTTGTAGAGCATTATCAGGTATGGATGTAGAGGTTTACGGAGATGGACAGCAAGTATCAGATATGTGTTGGGTAGGTGACGTAGCCAAAGCTTTAGTAGTTGCTACAGAAAAAGCCGCTAAAGGAATAATATTCCCAGAACCTGTAGAAGTAGGCCCTGAGATTAATAGTACCGTTCAAGAAGTAGCTGAAATGATAGTAGGCTTGGCAGGTACTGATGCTAAATTAGTAAATTTACCGATGAGACCAGGAGAAATTGCTGGTTCAACTGTCGCTGCTGATGTTTCTACACTGAGACACGTTGATATGTCTCCTGAGGAGTTAATGCCTTTGGAAAGAGGTATGAAAATAACGATGGAACATTTTAGAGAGTTAGTAGACGAATATAACGATACCCTATGACAAAAAATAATTCTTGACAAATTTTTCGATTGGTCTCATAATAGATGCTTCAATGGAGACCTTATATGAATCTTTTTTACTTAGATAGTGACCTCGACAAATGTGCAGAAGCGCACGTTGACAAGCATATTGTAAAAATGCCTCTCGAGGTTGCACAGATTTTATGCACGACCATTTGGATTGACACGCATCTGGGGTTTATTCCTCGCGAGTTGAATAAAGAAGAACGTGACCATCTAAATGAGCTAAAGAAAGAGATCAAACATCTTCCACCAGAGGAGAGACCCCTAACCCCATATTTACCTATGATGTATAACCATCCTTGCACAATATGGGCACGATCATCACTAGATAATCACGAATGGACGCATTGCTATGGTAATGCCCTAGGAGAAGAATACCGTTATCGCTATGGAAAGCAACACAAGTCAGTTACAGTTATCAACAACTTACCCGACCCAGTCAATCTTGAACGAGTGGGGTTCACCACGTTTGGACTTGCGATGCCTGACATACTCAAAGACTATGACAATCCAATACAGTCTTATCGTGACTATTATCATCTTGACAAGGCTACTTTCGCCAGTTGGAGTGGTAGACCAACTCCCGATTGGTGGGATGAGTCTCTTGCTGACTATGAACAAAGGATCACAGCGAAATGAGTAAGGTAAGTTTAGTTGGCTTAACAAAGCCGAATGCTATGACTGGATGTAGTACGGCTGAAGAGCTAGTCGCATATGCGGCTAGAGTAAGCAATCCAGAAAATCAAAATCACCACGAAAGCGCACCACGATTGCTTCGATACCTTATCAAGCACGGTCACTGGTCGCCCTTTGAGATGGTGAGTATTACTATGGAGATAGTAACAACTCGAGATATTGCTAGACAAATACTACGACACCGTAGTTTTAGCTTTCAAGAGTTTAGTCAGAGATACGCAGTACAGGGAAACTTTGTTCGTCGTGAAGCTCGACTACAAGACCCAAAGAACCGCCAGAACAGCATTGAGCTAGACGAGACGGAAGACTTTGGAAAGGGCGGTAATAAGTCTCCTCACGAGAGACTATATGAAGACTGGAGTATGAAACAGGCTCAAGTAATCGAAGCATCAAAAAATGCTTACGAGTGGGCTCTGAATAATGGTATTGCCAAAGAGCAGGCCAGAGCTGTACTACCAGAAGGCAACACAGAGTCAACCTTGTATATGAGTGGTACTCTTCGTTCGTGGATTCATTATTGCGAACTTCGTCGCGGACACGGCACACAAAAAGAGCATATGGTAGTGGCTGACCAGTGTTGGGACATTATAACACAACACTTTCCCGATGTAGCGGAGGCACTAGAATGAGTAAGAGAAGAAGTTACAGCCCTGAAGTAGTAAGAAACCTCCAGGGTACACAACACATTGAGCACACTATTGCTCGAGATATGGCAGTAAAGATGCGGAAGTTGTTATCCGAAAATCCTTACGTCCATACGTTTGGAGCTTATAATGGACAACAAGCAGTACAGCACGTTAAAGCAGGACTTAAAGCAATTTATTGTTCGGGCTGGCAGGTCGCTGCGTCGGCTAACACATCGAATGAGGTATATCCAGATCAAAGCCTCTATCCGGTGGATTCGGTTCCGACTGTGGTACGCAACATCAACAATGCCTTTCGCAGACAAGATCAAATCGAGTATGCGGAAACAGGGGAAGGCTTTTCATTTGCACCGATTATCGCGGATGCAGAGGCAGGGTTTGGAGGAGTCTTAAATAGCTATGAGCTGGCACGAAATCTCATCGAAGCGGGAGCGGCAGGAGTCCACTTCGAAGACCAACTCTCCTCCGCCAAAAAGTGTGGACATCTCGGCGGGAAAGTTCTTATCCCTATTAGTGATGCCATTCGTAATCTTAACGCTGCTCGTCTCGCTGCTGATGTTTGTGGAACAGAGACACTCATCATTGCGAGAACAGACGCAGAGAGTGCGCAGTTACTCTCCAGTGATTACTGCTCCGCTGATCGTAAGTGGATTAAAAGACACAGACAGGGCTCAAGTGGAAGCATTGCTGCTAGAACAGCAGATGGCTTCTGGCAAATCGAAGGTGGTTTGGAAATGGGGTGTGAGCGGGGGGCTGCATATGCAGAGTATGCCGATCTCGTCTGGTGCGAAACCAGCACTCCCTGTCTCAAAGACGCAAAACGATTCGCTGACGCAGTAAAGGGTTCTTGCCCCAACGCTATGTTAGCGTATAACTGTTCTCCTAGCTTTAACTGGAGACAGTCAATACCTGGAGATACTGAACTTCAGGATTTTCAAATGGAGCTAGGTCGTATGGGCTTTAAGTTCCAATTTATTACACTTGGGGGATTTCATAGCACAAACTTTGCGGTATTTAACTTTGCTCGTCAGTATAAGCATCAAGGAATGCTTGCGTATAGTGACTTGCAAGAAGGAGAGTTCCGCGCAGAAGAGTTTGGGTATACGTCAACACGACACCAACGAGAAGTTGGAGTAGGTTATTTTGATGAAATTACAAAAGCACTTGGCGGGTCTACAGAAGCTCTCAAGGACTCTACAGAATCCGCACAATTTTAAATACTTTATACCCCTACTTCTCGTAGGGTGTACAACAGTAGAAGACGACAGAATATGTTTAGACTGGGGACATTATCCTATAGTAGAAGAGAAGTGTACCCCGCTTTATGGTAGTTTAGTTTGTACTACCGAAGAAACCACCAAATATTGGTGTAAACTTTATGAGGAGACAAATGAAAAGATTAGTAGCAGTAACAATCGCTTTAACATCTACGATCACATGGGCAGACGATCGGTTTCAAGATATTCGTAAGCCTTGGGCACAGTGTGTAGCTTGTCATGGTGCACAAGGACAAGGCGGTATCGGTCCAGCACTAGTAGGACAGTCTGCTGATGATATTATCAACAAACTACTTGCATATAAGGCAGGAACTCCTGTAGGACCACAATCTGCTATGATGTATCCTGTAGCAAAGAGCCTTACTGATGGACAAATTGGCACTATTGGTGTGTTTGTTCAAGAGGGCTTTCCGGAGCAGTAATGAGCGACTATTTTGCTAAATCTATGACAAAGTTTTTTCGTTTCACTGCGGATACATTTTTTCGCGAGCGTTACGGTCATAGAGCAGTAGTTCTGGAAACCGTGGCCGCAGTGCCAGGTATGATTGCAGGGATGCTCACTCACTTTGCCAGCCTGCGTACATTAAAGCGTGGGTATGGCACAAAAATACACGCAATGCTCGAAGAAGCAGAGAACGAACGCAAACACTTAATATTTGTGCTACACATTACAAAACCCACTCCGCTGGAAAAAATTATTATTACAGTGGCACAAGTATTATTTTCAATATTTTATTTCATTCTGTTCTTAGTTTCTTCAAAGACAGCGCACAGAATGATAGGTTATTTCGAAGAAGAAGCAGTGGTAAGCTATACTGATTATATACAGCAAATCGACGATGGGGTAATAGAAAATATTGTAGCCCCACGACCTGCCATAGAGTATTACAGTTTACCCCCTACAGCAACTCTTCGAGATATGCTAGTATGTATTCGTAGAGATGAAGCCGGACACAGTGCCGCTAACCATCACTATGCAGATATATCTTGACATATTTATCAATAGCCTTTATAATACTTCTTTAATCGGAGGAATATATGAAGCGTATTAAGAAAAAAGATCACGAAAATATTACAGATGCAAACATTAAAAAAGTAATTCAGTTGTTGAATAGTTCGCCAGCTATTACTAAGAAGCAGGCCTGTGAGATTCTCAACATATCTTATAATACGTCCAGGCTCAATAATATTATTGAGTCTTATCAAGATCAACAAGAGCTTACAAAGCGATTAAAAGCTAAAAAGCGAGGACGTCCTGCGGAAGCTGGAGAAGTTCGCGCAATGGTAGAAGGCTATTTAGAAGGGTCTTCTTATGCTGACATAGCTAAGTCTACCTACAGATCGCTAGCTTTTGTAAAATCTATTATTGAAAAAGTCGGAGTACCCCAGCGTGTTACCGGCGATGACCGATTCCAAGTAGAGTATTTACCTGACGAGTGTGTTGGTGAATCTTTTGATCTTGGAGAAGTTGCTTGGTCAGCGAAGTATCACGCTTCGTGCGTAATCAAACGCAAGCACGATAAGCCTCTTTATTTTGAGAGGTACGGCTGTGAATGTTACGACATTTATGTAAACGAAGAAACTGAAGGTTTTGTTAAGGGCGGATTTTACGCGTCAGCTCCTGCATATGATCTCGGTAAACTGGAACACTTAGAACAATATGGAATCTCTACCGACACTTTATGAGGCCGCTCAATTATATGCTTTCTTCTGCCTAGTAACTTCCTTAACTATAGGTGTAATAAATGGTCAACTATTATGGATGACGAGACCTTTTGGTTGGGCAGGTAACTTTTCTTATATGTTTACTACTGTAATGGTCTCATTTTTATTTGCACCTATGTTTTTCGTTATATTATTATTTTTTGGGGGAGTATATCGCACAGCAATTTTTACTTCACTAATGCAATATGTAGACACGGATGATGAATAAATTTTGATGTTACCAAAAAATATTTCTTGACATTTTTTTCTCAATGAAGCATAATATACATATCTTGAGAGAGGAAGCAAATGGGCGACCGATTTTATTTAGCACAACTACAGGCAACCGGCAACTGTCCGGGTGCATCAATTTCACAAACTAAAAGGAAACGTAAAATGGCGTGGACAGACGAAAGCAAAGCCGAAGCAATCTCAATGTATCAAGAGGCTGAGCCGACTCCCGAAACTTCAATGGAGATCGTTAAGCAGATTGCTGACGAACTTGGCGAATCACCTAACGGTGTTCGTATGATTCTAACTAAAGCCGAAGTGTACATCAAGAAGGCTCCAGCAGCGGGCTCTTCAGCTCCTAAGTCTGGCGGCGGTGGCACTCGTGTATCAAAAGCAGCAGCAGTGGAAGCTCTCGCTGCAGCATTGTCTGATGCTGGTCAAGAAGTAGATGAAGATATTGTCAACAAATTGACTGGTAAGGCAGCTCAGTACTTTACAACAATAATTACTGCACTGAATACTTAATTATAAGAAACACAAGACCCCTCCTGCTCTTTATGGGCAGGGGGTTTTTTCACATTCATACGAAGTAGCTACGGAGAAAGAGGTTTCTCACAAAGCTGTCTGGAGATGTGAGTGAAAAAAGAAGACTTGAGGCGCGAAATGGAAGTTGCAGGTGACGCTATTGTTACCTATAAAAGTCCAAAGTCTCGAAAAACAAAATATAATATCTGCACGTTAGATTTCTCTACCCCGTATATTCAGGAGAAAAGTAATCGAGCGAAAGAAGATGATAGTAGCCTACTGATGTTCTGTTGGGATACGGATTCTTATCGCCTGATGAAACCTGAGAATGTTACCTCGGTAGTTCCTTTGGCTAATATCCTTAGGAACGACGATGTCAACTGAAGTATATAGCAAGATAATCTATCAATCAGATTTCAAACAAATCCGTATGACCATATCAGAGTTTAGAGATATAGAGTACATACACTTCCGCGAGTATTATCAAGATTTTGATGAGGACTGGAAGCCTACAAACAAAGGCGTCCATATTCCTTTTGAGATCGACTCATCAAAAGAACTGTTCCGAGGTATTTCCGAAGTCCTGTCTTTAGCAGAAAACAAGGAAGTAATTGAGGAATACTTTTCTGAAATTATTCAAGAGGCATACACCAAATAATTCTTGACATATTAACTAATTTCGTCTATAATATACTCTTATTATAACGGATAGACCTATGCGCGACTTTCTTGACAAAGCATCCAAAGCCTATTACGAAGGCAGCCCTATTATTACTGACGCTGAGTTTGATTATCTTAGTAGTAAGTATAATTATGATGAGGTTGGCTATCGTTCTGACTTTAAATTTTCACATATGTACCCTATGCGTAGCCTTCAAAAGGTTTACCCTGGAGATGCTCAGCCATTTCCTGCGGGCACAGGTACAACAATAGTAACTCCCAAACTTGACGGAGCCGCAGTATCTCTTCGATACTACGATGGCCGTTTTGTTCTCGGGCTTACTCGTGGAGATGGTAAGAAAGGTGTAGATGTAACTGAAAAATTAGCACTACACGTCCCTGACAATATCGACCTTACTGGTGAATTTCAAATCACCGGCGAGTTAGTTTGTCCAAAGACTGTGCCTAATGCAAGAAATGTCGCTGCTGGGTCACTTAATTTGAAAGACCTAGAAGAGTTCAAGACTCGGCCACTAACTTTTGTAGCTTATGATATTCAACCACATATTACTGAGCGCTGGTCAGACGATATGGAGAAGTTGGTATTTAAAGGCTTCAATACTGTGCTTGAGTCCGACTGGCAACAATTCCCCCAAGATGGTAAAGTATTTCGACTTAACTCTATAGAACAGTTTAATGAGTTGGGGTACACCGCCCACCACCCTCGTGGGGCTTTCGCTTACAAAGAGCACCAAGTAGGTGTGCGAACCAAACTGCTCGATGTTGAGTGGAAAGTCGGTAAGTCGGGAGTTGTTTCGCCAGTCGCTATATTAGAGCCCGTAGTCGTAGGAGAGGCTACAGTATCTCGTGCTACACTACACAATATTGCTTATATCGAATCTCTCGATCTTGAGATTGGTTGTGATGTAGAAATAATTCGCAGTGGGGAGATTATCCCTCGAATAGTAAGGAAACTATAATGGACGAAGAAAATGTATTTCTAATAGCCGGTTTTATTGATAGTGCTACTGAGTATAAAGGTGCGATAGCCGTATACGACTACTTTTGGGCACTGACTCCTGATCTTCGTCAGAAGCTAATTGAGTCCTGGAGAAAGACTATTGATGAGCTAGAAAATGCCCATCCAGAATTAACTGATATATTTAACTCAGAAGACGAATACGGCTCTATGGCTGTCTTTTCTGACGAAGAGGCTGTAGAGATTCGTCCACCAAAAGATAATATACTAAAGTTCCCTTCATGAGTGGAGTATATAATCTTACATATTTTGAGAATCACCCAGAAGAAAAAGAACGCGATGGCGTACTGTACTGTGTGGTTCTAGTAAACCGTAAAACAAATAAAAGAGAGTGTTTGAAAATTGGAATTGCTTCAGGAAAAAATTGGAAGGATGTGTTACGTCGCAGTCGCGGATTTCACAACTACGATATTCGTATTCAACGTACCTATCACAGTACTCTTTTCAATGTATGGACGTTAGAGCAAGCTCTGCACGCAGAGTACGCTCATTACCATTACAAGCCTATGGAAAAGTTCGGAGGGCACACAGAGTGCTTCGAGATAAAAAACGAGATTATTTTAGCTATACCATCAAAAAAATAATTCTTGACTTTTTCAACTCAAACCCTTATAATATTATTTCTTTCAGTGGAGATATAAATTCTTGAAAATACAAGCCCCGACGAATTGTCCTAGTTGTTCCTATACTCTCGAGTGGCGGAATGACTTGTTGTATTGCGAGAATACCGCTTGCGAAGGCAAGAGTTCTCAGAAGCTCGAGCACTTTGCAAAGACACTGAAAATCAAGGGACTAGGCCCCGCCACGATCGACAAACTTCAACTAGAGTCTATTTTTGACATATATGAAATGAGTGTGGATTTGTTGACGGAGTTACTTAGTTCCGAAAAGCTAGCAGGTAAATTGTTTTTGGAAATCGAAGGGTCAAAATCATCCTCACTCGAAGAGGTACTGCCTGCATTCTCTATTCCTCTTATTGGAAAGAGTGCTACAGCTAAGCTATGTCCAATTATTAGTAATCTCGACGAGCTTACTGTAGAAATATGTGAGCTAGCAGGGCTCGGTCCTAAAGCTACACAGAACTTGATGGTCTGGTTTAATGAAGAATATCTTCCTTACTACCGATCACTGCCCTTCAGCTTTGCTTCTACTGTTAGCGAAGTAGCGCCTAGTAATACATCTATGGGTATAGTATGTATCACAGGCAAACTATCCTCAGTAAAAACTAAAGCTGAGGCAGAAAGACTGTTGGTTGAAGCAGGATATACTACAAAATCGTCACTAACAAAGGATGTGACTATCCTGCTCAACGAAAGCGGACTTGAGTCTGCTAAAACTAAAAAGGCTAGAGATGCTGGCATCTCTATTGAAACTAATCTTAATAACCTCATTGGAGTTAATTAATATGGCACTTCCTAAGTGGACTGATGAGCGCACAGCCGCTCTCGTATCTTTTGTAGGCGACGAATCACCCGTCTCTTACGCAACTGTAGTAGAAGCAGCAGACGAGCTGGAGACTTCTCCTAAGTCTGTAGCTGCTAAGCTACGTAAAATGGAGTATGAAGTTGAATCTTCTACTGCAGCAAACACTCGCGTTTTCTCTGAAGATCAAGAAAGCACTCTCCGTAATTTCGTATCAGATAACTCTGGTATGTACACTTACGGTCAGATTGCTGATGCATTTGAAGGTGGCGCGTTTTCTTCTAAGCAGATCCAGGGTAAGTTGCTTTCTATGCAACTAACTGAGCACGTCAAGCCTACTCCTAAGCAAGAAAGTGTCCGCACTTTCTCAGAGTCAGAAGAAGCAACTTTTGTCTCTATGGCTAACAACGGTGACTTCCTCGAAGACATCGCTGATGCACTTGACCGCTCTGTAAACCAAATCCGTGGTAAGGCTTTGTCTTTGCTTCGCACTGGTTCTATCGAAGCTATCCCTGCTCAACGTGAGAGCAAGGGTGCTACTCGTGTTGACCCTCTCGAAGGTGTTGACGTAGCTTCTATGACTGTTGAGCAGATTGCTGAGGAAATCGGCAAGACTGCACGCGGTGTCAAGACTATGCTTACTCGTCGTGGCCTCACTGCCGCTGACTATCCAAAAGCTAAGAAAGCTACTGCTTAATTAGTATTTCCCGAAACACGCAGGGAGAGGGCTTTTCCTTTCCCTGCTTTTTCTTGCATAATCGTTCCTACGAGGTACCTATAAGTGAACCTGTCCAGCATACTGCTCAAGTCCATCATCGCGGATTGCGATATGGATACCTGGGCGGAATGTGAACAGCACTATTTCCCCGTAGAATATCACGTTATCTGGAAATCTCTCAACTCTCACGTTCAGAATCATAGTAAACTCCCCTCTTTCGAAGAGCTTCAGCTCAGTATACGCGATGGTCAACTTCGTGACAAGTTCGCGTCGCTAGAAAAGGTTGAGTATATTGATATTGATAATGAGACACTTCTTGAGTATCTCAAGAATGAGTTTACCCAGATCGAGATTATGCAACAGCTCGAGAAATACTTGGATAATACTATCGCCACGGAGTCTGCGCAAGAGTCTATTGAAGCTCTGCAAGATATCGTCCTTGACGTCGAGAGCAAGGTTGATACCAGACCCCGCAACGAGAATATGCAGACAGTAGAACTTATATCGTCTGATGATGACCTTGAACGTAACATCGTTCTTGGTCTTAACAATGACTATGATAAGATTCAAACTTTCGGCAAGACCGATCTCATTCTCATCGGCGGTCGTAGAGGTTCCGGTAAATCTGTTACCTGTGCTAATATGGCTGTCAATGCGTTTGATGAAGGTAAGTCTTCCATTTACTTTACTATTGAAATGGATACTCAATCTACGTTGCAAAGAATGTGTTCTATCTCTACCGGCGTTCCTGCCGCCGCAATCCGCAATGGCAATTTGTCATTAGGTGAGTGGCAGCTAGTAGCCGAGTGGATGAGTTCACGTTTTGAAAATGGCGAAAAGTATTTCCATGACTATCTTTCCCATCGTGACTTCCGTAAATTACAGAGTGAACTTTCGGTAAATCCTCTACGAGAAGTCCAGCTTGACATAGTATATAATCCATCTCTTACGCTGGCGAATATTCGCACAGAACTCGATAAGAAGATGAAGCGGTTACAGCCTTCAGTTGTGATTGTTGATTATATCAACCAGGTGAAACGTGGAGGAGTGTCCAACAATCGTATGGGTCAATACGACTGGACAGAGCAAATCGAAGTGAGTAAGGCTCTGAAAACTTTTGCTCAGGAGTATGAAGTTCCATTTATATCACCTTATCAGATCGACGCATCGGGAGAGGCAAGATTTGCAAAAGGTATCCTAGACGCCGCTGATGCCGCGTTTACTCTCGACACCCATAATAAAGAGGACAATATTATCACCTTTAATTGTACTAAAATGCGTAACAGCGAAGAACGCAACTTTACGTCCGTTATGGATTGGACGTCTCTTCGTATCGGACCTGAGACCGGCGTTATTCAACGCGAGGGTGACTCAGAAGAAGACGTGTACGAGGAAATCGCATGAGTGCAGTAGAAGATTTATTGACTGAAAGAGGCATCTATTATCAGGTATCTGGTAAAGATGTTAAAGTTAAATGCCTAAATCCGGATCACGATGACCGCAACCCTTCGATGCGAATTGACCGGATTTTAGGTGTTTTTCATTGCTTCTCTTGTGGCTACAAGGGTAGTTTATTTCAGCACTATAATGTAGAAGTAAGTCAAGTAGGTCTGCGAAGGGAAAAGCTAAAAAGAAAAATTAATGATATTCGTAGTAGTGGTGTTGGGGTTGCTATGCCTGATGGCGCTATGTTATTTAAGAGAGACTGGCGTGGTATATCAGCGACGACTTTTGAGAAGTTTGGCGCTTTCACAGCTCTCGGTAAGAATTTTGCTGGTAGGGTAACATTCCCTATCAAGGATGCTAGTGGTAGAACAGTGGCGTTTCAAGGCAGAGATGAGACAGGAACTCTGCCACAGAAGTATATGTTTACACCTTCGGGAGTTAAGTTGCCGATGTTTCCTATGGCCGATCCGATTCAAGGAAAGGTTATTTTAGTAGAGGGTATATTTGATATGCTTAACCTACACGACAAGGGACTTACAAATGCAATTTGTTGTTTTGGTGTAAACAATTTTACAGAGGAGAAACTTAACCTCTTAAAAATCTCGGGTGTTACCGGACTAGACCTTATCTTTGACGGAGATGAAGCTGGTAGAGGCGCTGCCAAGCGTGTGCGAGACTTGGTTGGCGACTTCCCTATTCGTGAGATAGGTTTACGTTCCGGCGACCCCGGTGATCTTAATTTACGGCAAGTAGAAAATATCAGGAATAAACTATATGGCTAATATTGCAATTATTGAAGCGAAGAAGTCAAACAATCGGTACATAGACTTCTTCCCTTTTGAGTTTGACCAGTTTTCTCTGTGTTCAGACCCAAAAATCACAAAAGTACTAAAGAAAGATGTAGACTTAGATTTTGATTCAGACGCTTACGAATGGGTAATTCTTATTGGCTCTGAGCCTCTGAAGCATTTTACAAAAGTAACAAAAGTAATGGATTATGCAGGAACGATTGTAGAGGATAAATTCCTTCCTACTATCAATCCCGCTATGATTACATTTAAACCTGAAGCCAAAAACACTTGGGAGAAAGCACTAGAAAACATCTGCGCATACATTTCTGGAGAAAAGAAGAAAGCAGAGATTAGTGAAGAAGTGGCTTTTGGTATACAAAGTACGGAGGAAGTAAATGAATTTATTCGAGACGCTATTACAGCAGATGGAGACTTCGTTGCTCTCGACTCTGAGACTACTGCTCTCTATCCCCGTAATGGTCATATTTTGGGTATTAGTATGTGCTACGATGGTAGTCGTGCTTGTTACATCGACGCTGATTATATCGACGAAGAAAGTGAAAAACTTCTTCAAGAGCTTTTTGATAAGAAAAGAATAGTTTTTCACAATGCTAAGTTCGATATCCCATTTTTCGAGTATCACTTTAACGTAAAGTTTTCTCGCTTTGAAGACACAATGCTTATGCACTATGTCATTGACGAGCGACCTGGAACTCACGGTCTAAAGCAACTTGCTATGCAGTTGACAGACTTCGGTGATTACGAAAAGCCAATGTATGATTGGATGGAACAGTATCGTAAAGAACGAGGCATTTTAAAAGATGACTTCAAATGGGAGTGGATTCCTTTTGATGTTATGAAGACGTATGCTGCGATTGATGCTTTAGTAACTTATCAAATCTTTGCTAAGTTCGAAGCAGCTCTTAATCGTGGCAACGCAAAGCTGAAGCGTGTATACCAGACGATTCTGCTACCTGCTTGTAGATTCTTGATGGACATTCAAGACAATGGTGTGCCTTTCTGCCGATCGCGCTTGGGCCTCAGTCAAGACTTAATGGCAGAAGAAATCTACGAAGCAGCAGATATGCTTTCTCAGCAGGAAGCTATCCAACGATTCCAGTCGGATGAAGGAAAAGAATTTAATCCTAACAGTGTTATGCAGTTACGCAAAGTATTGTTTGATTATGCTGGACTGGAGCCAACTGGTATTGTTACCGAGAAGGGGGAGCATTCTACAAACGCGGAAGTATTAGAGAAGCTGGCCTCTAAGCACCCAGTTCCTCAATTAATTTTGGATGTTCGTAAGAAGTCTAAGATTAAGAATACTTATCTTGATAAGATTATTCCGCAGTTGGATGCTGATAGTCGCTTGCGTACTAACTTTAACCTTCACGGAACTACCTCTGGTCGCTTGTCTTCCAGTGGTAAACTGAATATGCAGCAGATCCCTCGGGATAACCCTATTGTAAAAGGTTGCATACGTGCTTCAGAAGGGCACAAAATTGTAGCTATGGACTTAACCACTGCAGAAGTATATGTTGCTGCTGTACTGGCTGATGATCTGGAGCTACAAGAAGTTTTCCGTAGTGGCGGCAACTTCCACTCTACTATTGCACACAAGGTCTTCCGACTAGATTGTGAGGTAGATGAAGTAGCTGAAAAGTACGGAACTTATCGTCAAGCTGCAAAGGCTGTTACGTTTGGCATTATGTATGGTGCTGGACCTAATAAGATTGCAGAGCAGGTAACCAAAGACGGCGGTAGTATGACTGTTCCAGAGGCAAAGCGTGTTATCAAAGATTACTTTGGGGCATTCTGGAAGCTGGAAGAGTGGATTAATCAGCAACAGGATTTTATTCGCAGGAATGGGCACGTTTACTCTTATTTTGGACGTAAGCGTCGTTTACCGGAAGGTAAGAACCAGCCTGGACAAAAGCCTAGAGACTTTAATGCACAACAAAGTCACGCTATTCGTTCTGGTCTGAACTTTCTTGTTCAGTCTGCGGCCTCTGACATTAACTTGCTAGGGGCTGTGGAAGCTCATAGTATAGTTCAGACTCGTGGTATGAAGACCCGCATTTTTGCGTTGGTTCACGACTCGGTTCTAGCAGAGGTTCCTCTTGACGAGATTGACGAGTATTCAAACATACTCAGGGAGTGTATTCAGCGGGATCGTGGTATTATGATTCCAGGCTGTCCAGTCGGATGCGATTTTGAAATCGGAGAAGACTATTCAATGGGTAAGTTTAATGCTTCCGGAATTGAACTATAAACAAATTTTACGAAATGTAAATTTTCCCGTGTATATTATTACTACGGAAGAAGTAAGATATGAAGATGGGCTGCTATTTTTAAATGGTAGAGTAGTTGATGACCGAAACCAAAGCGGGGATACTATTGGTAAAAGAAGACTAACTACAGCGCATAAAGTAGCTAGTCTTGGTAAAATTTGCTTTACGTTTATAGAGATGTTAGAGTCTACGGCTAATAAGTTCATAGACTCAAACGGAAGAGCGTTTTTCTATAGAAAGAGTAAGTTTGTGCCAATAGTATCTTACCGTATTAACAAAAAATTTGCGAAAGACACTTATACTGTCTTATTCTTGAAAGGAGTAAATTGTCCGTACATTGTGCCTAGGTACCCTCACGTTGAAGAGTGGGCCCAGATATTTGTATACGATAATCTGCCTTGGCGGTTGTACAGCCTTAGTGAACAAAAGGTTGAAACTTTTAGAAGGAAAATATAATGGGTCGTAGACGTAATGACCTACTAACAAAAAACAGTCTAATGCTGACTGAAATGGAACCACTTACTTCTTCACAAGTAAAAGTGTGGGACTCCAGAAAAAACTTAATGCTACACGGTTGTGCGGGAACAGGTAAAACATTTATCTCTTGTTATCTTGATCTCGATGATCTCGAAAAAGGTGAATACAAGAAAATAACAATTATTCGTAGTGTCGTACCTACTAGAGAAATGGGGTTCTTACCCGGGACTGAAAAAGAAAAGGCTCGAGTATATGAACAACCTTATGTTAGTATTTTCCAAGAGTTGTTTGGTAGAGGAGACGACCCTTATGGGCAGCTCAAAACAAAGGGCATAGTAGACTTTATTACTACATCTCACATACGAGGGATCACTTTACACGATTCTGTAGTAATAGTAGACGAATGCCAAAATATGACTTTTCACGAGCTAGATAGTATTATTACTCGATTAGGTCATAACTGTAGATTGATTTTCTGTGGCGATTTTTTCCAGTCTGATCTGAGAACTAATGGAGCTACAGGAACAGGTATTAATAAATTTATGGATATACTCAAGAAAATGAACGAGTTTGATTTTGTTGAGTTCGGAGTGGGAGATATTGTTCGCTCCGATTTAGTTAAAAGTTATTTGATTACAAAATATAAGGAAGGTATTTGATGGCAATTTATTGCACTGAATACGAACGACACAGCTACGAACAGGACCGACATTGGAATGCTCTGCCAAACTTGGTGCCTGCTGTTGAGTTTCACACAAGAGTAAAAGATGAGCTAGGAAACTTTCATTGGGAGGTTGTCTCTACTTTTCAGCTATTTGCAAAGAAAAGAGTTTTAGTATTTGCATTGCCAGGCGCTTTCACGCCAACTTGTTCCACTTATCAGCTACCAAGTTTTGAACAACTTGCAGAAGACTTTTACTGTGAAGGTATTGACGATATTTACTGTATCACTGTAAATGACGCTTTTGTATGCAATGCTTGGGCAAAAGCTAACAATTTAGAGCATATCGAAGTAATTCCTGATGGCAGTGCTAAGTTTACTGAGCAAATGAATATGCTAGTAGATAAAGACAATCTTGGTTTTGGTCGCCGTTCTTGGAGATATGCCTTTATTGCAGATAACGGTCACATTAGTGACTGGTTTATCGAAGAAGGGCGAGAAGACAACCATGACAAAGATCCTTATCTATACACTAATCCTGATTACATTCTTACTCAGCTAAGAGGTGGGAACTAATATGAAAGTTAGTCAATATATGAATATTATTGCAGATCAGGCGCATGCAAAGCGTCGAGAGCATTTTATTAATATTCTTACAATGGTTAAAAACCCTACAGCAATTCCCGAGCACACGGGTATGATTGAAGCGATTCGTGAGGAACTGCTACAAGCTGCTACTCAGAGTGATATTCTGGAAGCACTTCAAGAGTTCAAAGATACTCACGTAGAAGACGGGATTTTCTAATGATAGGTGAGCTTGGGTTACTGGCAGTATTTTTGTGCCCAATGGTTTTTGGGGGTATAACTATGTATTACTCCCATAAAACTATCCATAAAGAAACATTAGAGCGGTGGAAGCGTGAAAGCAGTCATATCGAATAGAATTTATCTACAAGCGGAGTCTCCTGACCATTTAACACGAATGGAGACTGCGCTTACCTATAGGATAGACAGCTATCGTAGGGATGCTCCACCCATTATTATTAAAAACATAAGGAAAATAAGAAATAACTTGTACTCTATACCTATAGGTCGAGAGGATATGATTCCAAAAGGCTACGAAATACAAGATAAAAGAGTACAGATTCCCGTAGATTTTCCTAAGTTTAAATACGATCTTAGAGAGAGTCAACAAGATGTCTATGATAAGATACAAGAGAATTGTGTTATCAATGCTTTCGTCTCTTGGGGCAAAACTTTTACTGCGCTTGCTATTGCTGCCAAGCTCGGTCAGAAAACTCTGGTCATCACTCACACAGTGGCACTACGAACACAGTGGGAGAAAGAAATTAAAAAAGTCTTTGGAATTACCCCTGGAATTATTGGATCCGGAGAGTTTAATACGGAAGGCCCTATCGTAGTAGGAAATGTACAAACTCTGTACAAGCACAAAGAAAAGGTTGCTAAAAAGTTTGGTACGGTAATTGTTGATGAGTGTCATCATATACCGGCAAACACTTTTAATAAGCTCATAGACTCAAACTATGCAAAGTATAAAATCGGTCTCTCTGGCACCGTCGAGAGAAAAGATGGTAGACACGTTCTACTTCCCGATTATTTTGGGCCCACACGCTTCACGCCTCCGCGTGAAAACTATATGGAGCCTAGTATAGATGTTATACAAACTCGTATAAGATTTATGGACGGTGCACGAATACCTTGGGCAAACCGAGTAAATGACTTGGTTTCTCAGAATGATTACGGAGAGCTTGTCAGCCTACTCGCTGCAGCTTACCGAAAACAAGGGCACTACGTGCTATTACTCTCTGATCGAGTAAACTTTCTGAAACGCATTGAAAGAACTCTTGGAGATTGTTGTGAAATTATTACTGGAGAGACTTCGGTAGATGAGCGGGACGAAAAGATAAATCGAATTATGTCGGGAGAGAGTCAAATACTTCTGGGTACACAGAGTATATTTTCTGAGGGTATCAGTGTAAATAGATTGAGTTGCCTGATACTTGCGACTCCAGTAAGTAATACGCCCCTGCTAACACAGCTTATTGGGCGAGTTATACGAAATTTCGAAGGAAAAATGGACCCCGTTATTGTAGACATTAATTTAAAAGGCAAAACAGCCGAACGCCAAGCACAAGTAAGATTAGGCCACTATATAAAAGAAGGCTACATACTTAATAGGATAGAAATGTGAGAGTTAAAATTCATACAACCGATCAACCCGAATCAGACATTACAACCTTTGTACTGAGTTGCGACAGATTAGACGTACTAAAACCAACTATAGATAGCTTTTTAAGGACAAAAAACTACCAAACAAAAATGGTTATAGTAGACGATTCTGCTAGAGAAGGAATTTTTGAGGAGTTGGTGGACTCTTATGGCTCTTTTTCTGATGTAATTTGTTTCCCTAGTAACAGAGGTCAGTGGTGGGGTATGGATTTTATGGTGTCCTATTGTGACACCGATTATATCTTTTACTTGGAAGATGATTGGGAATTTATTGGAAAAGATGACTACCTTATAAGATCAAAAGAAATTTTAGAAACTTACAGAGACATTGGGATCGTAGATATTTCATTTAGAACTTTTGAGCATCAAGGAATTGACTCTTACCATAAAGAGGAATTAATAGATGACTCATTTTTCTATAAAAAATTTGGAAGATTACTCCTTGGCACTTTAAGTGGTATTCTTGGATAGGTAGCCCTAATTTAAAAAGAAGAGACGATTTAATACTACTCGGAAGAATAGAGAAATGGCATAATGAGTGGAATATTGATAGAAAATTCGCTTCTCTAGGATTCAAAGGAGTTTTCCTAAAAGATAAATATGTAGAGCACTTAGGGGATGAGTGCAGTAGAATGGAAGGAAAAAGACCGGATGACCACTCAACTCCCGAAGATTTTTATCCGAATGAATTAAAAGCCAATAGAACTCAGCCTGTATTTGATTACAGAGAGTGGGATAGTGATTTAGAATATAGGTATAATTACAAAATAATCACCTCTTTCATCGACTTAGGTAGAGATGATAGAGATTTTGACCACTATGAAAATAGCTTACGTCAGATACTACAGTCTCACCACCAAGTAGCGGTATTTTGTTCACCGGAACACGTAGATTTTGTAAAACAACAAAAACCCGATGCAGAAGTATATACCTTAACCCTAGATGATATACGAAAGCATCCTTATTATGATAGAATAAGCAAAATTGTTTCTTCCTATGAGTGGAAGTCACAATCAAGTTGGATGGAAAATTCCGTTATTTGTAACCCAGACTATATAATGTTGACTTTATTAAAGCAGACTATGTTAGAAAGTTGTTCTGGTGATGATTTTTTCACTTACTGGGTAGACTCTGGAATGTATAGTAGCTATGGAGTTCCTTTCCATATAAATGATTTATTTTTTACTAAAATACCTAAAGACGGGTTTTTTATGACGACTTTTCCGTATGCTACAGACTCGGAAATTCACGGGTACTCGAAAAATACAATGAACAATGTTTTTTCAGTACAGCCGGACAAAGTTTGTAGAGCCACTTTATTTGGAGGAACTAAAGACCAGATTGAAGAAGTGGGAGAGCTATACAACAAAGTTTTACACAGAAGCTTAGAAGAGAATATGGTAGGTACAGAAGAAAGCATATACACCCTGTGTAAGTACTTGAATAACGACCTAATTAAGACTTTCGATATGCCTACAGGAGATATTAAAACGTTTCTGGAAATGCTACGATAAAAATAATTCTTGACACGCTTACTGTTTGCTGTTATAATATACGGTTCCGATTGGGAGAATAGATATGGGAAACGATGGAATTGGTGATCCTGAAGTTCGTGCTGCTGGCAGGAATAAACCGGATCGAAACTGGTATCCAGATAATTTTGACTGGTACTTAAAGTGGGTAGCTTCTGTTACTATACTCGCTTCTTTAGCTATGAGGTCTGCGGGTGTGGACTATAGAATGTATGATTTGCTTTTTGGCGTTGTGGGAGTAGCTCTCTGGACTTGGGTATCAGTAATATGGCGAGATAGAGCACTCATTATGTTAAATGGCGTCTCTTTGTTCTTGCTAGTAAGTACAGTATTAAGAGAAATTTAAGTGATTACATACAATTGGTTAAAAGTATATAATAAATCTTCGGGTAAGGCACATAATATATTAAATATTATGGCGTTTATTACGTTTCGACCAATACCTAAAAACGATTTTGATACAAATAACTTGAAGTATGCTCAGATTAATTGGAACGGGGACTCGTTCCTTATAAACCCTTCTGCGGTTATCTATAATCGTAGTAGAGTTGATGAAAAACATCTTGCCGATTACGTGGCGTTGGCAAGTTTTCGCAGCCTAGCTGAATACAAAGTCACGAAACGCAAGACTCTTTCGTTGCAGGAATGCCCTGTTTCGTTGGAGTCACTAACACAAAACCCATTACTTTCTATCATAGATGGAGAAATCTATTTTTGCTGGGAAGAAACGACACATTAAGGAAAACAATTATGAAATTAATGAATTCAGCCGGTTCGGCTAAAAAGAAGACTCTCAACCAATACCAGATCCGTGACGGTGCTAACGCAGTTCGCCTATTTGGTGATCTATTGCCTCGTTATATTTACTGGGTAAAAGGCGAGAACGACAAGAACTTGCCTCTTGAGTGTCTTGAGTTCGATCGTGAGAAGGAAACTTTCACTAGCGGAGAAAAAGATTGGGTCAAGGTTCACTACCCGGACCTTAAAGCCAACTGGTCATACTCTATTCAGTGCGTTGATCTTACTGATGATAGTGTAAAAATCTTCAACTTAAAGAAGAAGCTGATGGATCAAATTCTCACTGCGGCTCAAGAGCTTGGTGATCCTACTGATCTTGATGCAGGCTGGGAAGTACACTTTAAGCGTACTAAGAACGGTCCACACGTTTATAACGTAGAGTATACTCTCGACCAAATTAAGTGCTTGAAGAACACTAAGCCAGTTACAGACGTTCAGCGAGCAGCTATTGAAGCAGCAACTCCTATTGAAGAGTTATTGCCTCGGCCTACTGCTGACCAACAACAAGAGCTTCTTGAACGCATCGCCACTGGCGGTGAAGAAAAGAATGTTGATTCTGAAGTTGACGCGATGTTTGATGTATCATGATTTTATTTACCGCAGATTGGCATATTAAATTAGGACAAAAAAATGTTCCTGTGGATTGGGCGAAGAATCGTTACCGAATGTTTTTCGAGCAAGTACATAGTCTCGAACAGCAGTGCAACATGCACATTATCGGTGGTGACTTGTTTGACCGCTTGCCAAGTATGGAAGAATTGGAACTATACTTCTCGTTTATTCGGGAAGTAAAGATTCCTACGATTATCTATGACGGTAATCACGAAGCCACTAAAAAGAATAAAACTTTCTTTACTTCGTTAAAGCAAGTTACTAGAGACATTAACCCTCTAGTTCGAATAGTAGACATATCTTATGTTGATAGTGATATGGGCTTTGGTATTCTTCCGTATGCTGACCTGCATCGTAAAGAGAGCATAGAAAAGTTTAATGTTACTATGCCTCTCTTTACACACGTTCGTGGGGAGATTCCTCCTCACGTAACACCCGAAGTAGACTTGGATAGGTTTGAAGACTTTCCTGTAGTATTCTCAGGAGATCTTCACTCTCACTCTAACTGTCAGCGTAACATTGTGTATCCTGGCAGTCCTATGACTACTTCGTTCCACAGAAATACAGTAAAAACAGGTTATATTCTTATCAATCCAGTTGATTGGAGCTGGATGTGGGATGCTTTTGACCTTCCACAACTGATTCGTAAAACGGTCAGTGATCCAGCAGATATGGTTGCTGGTGATTATGACCATATTATATATGAACTAGAGGGAGATTTGGGGGACCTGTCTTCTGTTAAAAATAACGAGTTACTGGATAAGAAAGTAGTAAAGAGAAATAATGAAGCTACGCTATTGCTTAACAAAGAAATGAGCATTGGCGAGGAGCTAGTAGAGTACCTGAAGTACATTCTTGAAATTCCAGAAGCTAAAATACCGGACATAGTAGGGCTTTTCAATGATAACATTAAAAACCTTGAGTTGGAGTAACTGCTTCTCTTATGGACCAGACAACTCCGTTGACCTGTCCGAGCAGAAAATTACACAAATTCTTGGAACCAATGGGGTAGGCAAATCGTCTATCCCATTGATCCTAGAGGAAGTTTTATACAACAAAAACTCCAAAGGAATCAAAAAAGCAGATATCGCTAACCGCTTGTTTAATGCGGGGTATTCGATCAATCTATTATTTAGTAAGGATTCTGATGAGTATGAAATTGACTTAGTTCGTAAATCGTCGCTCAAAGTAAAACTATTGAAAAACGGAGAAGACATAAGTAGTCATACTGCTACAAATACTTACAAAACTATAGAAGAAATCATTGCTATTGATTTCAAAACTTTCTCGCAAGTGGTATATCAAAATCCAAACGCGAGTTTAAATTTTCTGACAGCTACGGACGCAAACCGTAAAAAGTTTCTCATTGATCTTTTAGGTCTTGAGAAATATGTAGAAATTTTTGAGATGTTTAAGGGAGTATCTAGAGGAATAGAAACTGAGTACTCAAGGATTGATGGTAAGGTATCGACCATCGAAAAATGGTTGCAAAATAACCGATTGACCGATACTACCCCAAGGCAAGTGCAAAATTTACCAAAATTATCGGAAGATGATCAGGATGAAATCAGTTCACTTATGGCTGAAATTAAAAATATTTCGATCTCGAACCGAAAAATTTCTCAAAATAATCAGTATAAAGATATGCTGAAAAACATTGATATTAATAGTGCTCGGGCTTTGCCAGCCACTGAGGTAATATCTTACGATAAGTTACAGGCTGAAGTAGGTGCTCTAAACTCTAAAGCGAATTCTGCTTTAGATGAGATTCGAAAAATAGAGTCTTTAGGAGACGAGTGCCACACCTGCGGGCAACCAGTAGATGAGCAATTTAAGCAAGTTCATATACTACAACATCAAGAAACTGTTCAAAATGCTACAGCTTTACGAGAACAGATATCGTATGACATTACAGAGATACAGAGAAACAACAAAGAATATGCAGAAAAGCAAAAAACAATCAAGGATTGGGAAACACTTTTCTCAAAAATTGATCAGACAACGCCGTCTGAGCTATTGGATGAACAGGAACTTAGAGCAAGACTTGAAGCTATACAATCCCAGGTTCGTGAGCAACAACAAGAGTTAGACAAGGTTGAAAAAGCAAATCAAGCCGCTTCAGCTCACAACGCCAAAATAGAGGTTGTGGTTGAGCAAACGGCGGAGTTTGAAAAAGAACTATCTATTTTAATGGTACAGTTAAACGAAATACAGGGAACTAAAGCAAATTTAGAAATACTAAAGAAAGCTTTTAGTACAAACGGTTTAATAGCCTACAAAATAGAAAATCTAGTAAAAGAACTAGAAGAGATTACCGGATCTTACTTGGCTGAACTATCAGATGGTAGATTCACACTAAACTTTGCAATTAGTAACGACAAACTGAATGTAGAGATTACTGATAACGGTAATACAGTAGACATTCTTGCTCTCTCTTCGGGTGAGCAAGCAAGAGTAAATACAGCAACCCTTTTAGGCATCCGTAAGATTATGAATAGCCTATCGTCTAGTAGAATTAATGTTCTATTCTTAGATGAAGTTATTAGCGTTCTTGACGATGTAGGTAGAGAAAAGCTAGTAGAAGTCTTATTAGAAGAAGACTTAAATACTTATTTAGTAAGTCATGGGTGGTCGCACCCTCTACTAGAGAAAATAGAGGTTTGCAAAGTAAATGAGGTAAGTGAGATTGTTTAATGGTAGATTCAAGAGTTAAAGGACAAAGAGGCGAATACTTAGTCAGAGATCTACTTAGAAAACACACCAGTCTTCAGTTTGAGAGAGTCCCTTCATCGGGGGCTCTTGCTTATTTGAAGGGTGATTTATATATTCCAACTGCTAAAAATAGATTTTGTATAGAGGTTAAGAACTATGAAAAGAGTCCTTTTACCGATAAGATATTTACTAACAAAACAAATTATATTTTACAGTGGTGGGCAAAGGTTTGCGAACAAGCGGATGCTTTCGATCAAGAACCTTTATTGTTTTTTAAGTACTCAAGGTCAAAGATTTTTGTAATGACACATATACTGCCTGAAAAGGCAAGATATACTTATGTGTCTTGGTTAAATGCTTACATACTCCTTGCTGAAGAATGGCTAGAACAAGAGGAGATAGCATTTGAAGTTTAGTGAACAGATTTTAGATAATAACAATGTTTTAGTGGTTGACGCTATGAATGTTGCATTTAGATGGAAACATCAAGGGAAAACAGACTTTAGTCTTGAGTACCTTCGAACAGTAGAGAGTCTTGCTCAGTCTTATGATTGTGCTCGTATAATTATTGCAGCAGATCAAGGAGCAAGCTCTTACAGAAAAGAATTATTACCAGATTATAAAGGTAATAGGAAAGAAAAGTACAAAGACCAGACAGAAGAAGAAAAGCGAGAGATGGAAAAGTTTTTTGCTGAGTATGAAAAAACACTCGAAGTTTTGGCAGAGAAATACTTAGTTGTAAGACGAAAATATGTAGAGGCAGATGATTTAGCTGCTTATATCGTTAGATACAAGAAAGAGTTTGGTATCGACGATATTTGGCTAATCTCAAGCGATAGAGACTGGGACTTATTAGTCCAAGACGGAGTTTCAAGATTCTCAACAGTTACTCGTAAAGAAACTACGATATTTAACTGGGAAGAGTTTTTTGACTTTCCTCGTGAAGAGTACATTAGCTTTAAAGTCCTTACAGGGGATAAAGGCGACAACATACCGGGTGTACCCGGCATTGGCCCAAAAAGGGCTACTGATTTAATACATCAATATGGTACAGCTTTCGACATTTACGATGCCATACCTATTGATGGAAAGTACAAGTATATTGAAAATTTAAATGAAAACGCAGAATTGTTGCTACAGAATTATCAGTTAATGGATCTAATGAGTCATTGCCCTGATGCTGTAGGACATCCAGGCCACTCTCTTAAAGAGTTGGATAAAGAGATTAAGGATTTTATTAATGACGGTACAAGTTGATCTATCTCGAGATATGTTACTGTCAGAGTTTAGTATTAAAACTTTGCAGGACAGATATCTTATAGAAGGCGAAACATCCCCTCAACACGCTTTCGCGCGCGCAGCAACTGCGTTTGCGTCAAACGAAGAGCACGCCCAGAGGTTATACGATTATGCAAGTAGATTGTGGTTTATGTTTAGCACTCCAATTCTTAGCAATGGTGGCACAGATAGGGGTCTTCCTATCAGTTGCTTTCTTAACTATGTGGACGATTCAAGACTTGGCATCACTGACCATTACACCGAGAACGCTTTTCTTTCTAGTGTTGGTGGTGGCATCGGTGGTTGCTGGAATGGAATTCGTTCAGTAGGTAGTACGACTTCGAAAGGCTCTGAGTCTACCGGAGTAATACCTTTTATGAAAGTAGTAGATGCTGAAATGCTAGCATTCTCTCAAGGGGTAACTCGTCGAGGTAGCTATGCAGCGTACCTTGATATTCGTCACCCAGAAGTAGAAGAGTTTCTAGATATGCGTAAGCCCACCGGAGGTGATATAAATCGCAAATCTATAAATCTACACCACGGAGTAGTTATTTCTGACGAGTTTATGAACTTGATTGAGCGAGCTACTATGGAAGAAGGCTTTGACGATAGCTGGGACTTAATTGACCCACACTCAGGAGAAGTTAAGAAAACTGTATCTGCTAAAACTCTTTGGGTTAAGCTAATACAAAATCGAGTAGAGACGGGCGAGCCTTACATTATGTTTGGTGATACAGTACAAGAAGCTCTGCCGGACTTTCAAAAAGAGAAAGGTTTGGAAGTTCATCACTCAAACTTATGCTCTGAGATTACATTGCCCACAGATAAAGACCGTACTGCGGTCTGCTGCTTATCTAGTGTAAACTTAGAGGAGTATGACGCTTGGGGTAGTGAACCCTTATTTATTCCAGATCTAGTAGAGATGTTAGATAATGTTTTGACGCACTTTATTGAAAATGAGCCACCTCATCTGGCTCGCGCTGTATACAGCGCAACTCAGGAAAGATCTATTGGTCTGGGTGCTATGGGTTTTCACGCATACTTACAGCGTCGTAACATTCCTTTTGAAGGAGTTATGGCAAAGTCTGCAAATTTGCGTATGTTTAAACAAATCAAAGCTCAAGCACAAGAAACAACGGAACGACTTGCAGGAGAGCGAGGAAGCTGTCCAGATGCTTATCCAAAGTTGGTTCGAAATGCGCACTTGCTTGCGATTGCTCCGAATGCAAGTAGTAGTATTATATGTGGTAATACTTCTCCTAGTATTGAGCCTTATCGAGCGAATGCGTACACACAAAAAACTAAGTCGGGTTCAAGCCTGCAAAAGAACGAATACCTAGAAGCTATACTTCAAGATTTGGAAATGGACACTGATGAAGTCTGGAAAGACATCGTCACAAACGGGGGTTCTGTGCAACATCTTGAGTTCCTGGATGATTACACAAAAGACGTGTTTAAAACAGCCGTTGAGATTGACCAGCGATGGGTTATCGAAATGGCGGCAGATCGACAGCAATATGTCTGCCAAAGTCAATCGCTAAATGTATTCTTCCCGTCCAACGTATCTAAAATGGAGTTGCACTCTATTCATATGATGGCTTGGAAGAAGAGAGTAAAAACCCTATACTATCTCCGTAGTGAGGCGTATAAGAGAGCAGAAACCGTTTCTGATGAAGCACTAAGAGCACAAATCTTTGAAAGCTTAGATGAAAACGCTTGTTTAGCTTGCGAGGGTTGATATGCTTATAAAAATATATGGAACTGAAGGCTGTCATTTTTGTAAAATGGCAGTCGAACTTGCCAAGTCAATAAAAAAAGATTATGAGTATATTGATGCGGCAGAAAATATGAATGAATTTAATAAATTATTTCCTAGTGCGCGAACCGTACCACAAATACTTGTAGACGGCGAGCACATTGGAGGATATAGCGACTTAGTAAAAGTCTTGGAGAACGAACAATGAATCTTCTCACCGAACGAGAATATTATAAACCTTTTAACTACCCTTGGGCCTTTGAACATTACAAGTCCCAACAGCATATGCACTGGTTGCCTGACGAAGTCAACCTTGCAGATGATTTGAGAGATTACCGTGAAAGACTTAGCCCAGGCAATAAAGTATTACTTACGCAAATATTTCGATTCTTTACGCAAGCCGATGTTGATGTGTGTTGTGGTTATGCCAAGCACTATCTTCCCACTTTCAAACAGCCGGAAATAAGAATGATGCTATCTGCTTTCGCCGCAATGGAAGCAGTGCACCAAGAAGCATACTCACTCTTGCTAGAAACACTTGGTTTTGGAGATGACGAGTATCAGGAGTTTATGAAGCACAAAGCTATGATGGATAAGCATGAGCATCTGTCAAACTTTGGTATGGATACTCCAATGAACATTGCAAAGACTATGGCTATTTATAGTGGCTTCACAGAAGGCGTTCAGCTCTTTAGTTCTTTTGCAATTCTACTCAACTTCCCTCGTCACAACCTTATGAAAGGTATGGGTCAAATTGTAACTTGGTCTATTCGGGACGAGACCCTGCACGTAGAGGGAATGAGCCAGCTTTTCAGAACTTTCATTTCTGAAAATCCAGAGTTGTGGAACGATGAGTTGAAGTATGAGATCTATTGCGCAGCAGAGCGCACAGTAGAACTTGAAGATGCTTTCATTGACCTCTGCTTTGAAGGTGCCGATGTACCTGATCTAACAGCTCAAGAAGTAAAAGAGTATATTCGATACATTGCGGATCGAAGATTACTAGGACTGGGTATGAAGAAAATCTTTGGAAGCGAGGAAAATCCTCTGCCTTGGTTAGACTATATGTTAAACGCAGTTGAGCATACCAACTTTTTTGAAAACCGTGCTACGGAGTATGCTAGAGCGAGCACGACAGGAAACTGGCA